CTACCGATCTATTACAGAAATAAAATATATAGTGATGAAGAAAAAGAACTTCTATGGTTACAGAAGTTAGATGAAGAGGTGCGTTATGTGGATGGAGTTAAAGTAGATATAAGTAAAGGAGAAGAAGAATATTATAAACTACTGGAAGTTAAGAGGCAAAAAAGTAAGCGATTGGGGTATGGTGATGACAAAGAAAATTGGGAATTGAAGCGTTATGAAAATGAGCGAAGAAACCTAAAAAAGATGGAAAGAATACAAAAATTATATGGCCAAGCTGATGAAGAGGAACGCAAAGTATGCCTATAAATGCCTTATAAAGAGTTGTTTAAGGGACGTAGAGGAACGTTTAAAAAAAAAATGAAAGAAATTAACAATGTTTACAGAAATATGTTGTATCTTTGTTAAAATAATGTTCACAAGCCTGTGGGGTTGACATAGTATAAATTATAAGACAAATTCTACAGAGGAGTGAGGTAAAACACTAAAAATGTTAATAACTCATATACAGCTTAATAGGAAAGCACAAAATAAAGAAAATTTATTCGGAATTATGACAGTTCATACAAAGAACTATGGACGGTTCATGTTTAATACAATAGAGAATTATGAAGAAAAGATCAAAGAAGGACAGTATATACTTAGTTGGTCTTGGAGCCCTAGGTTTGGTAAGCATAAGCTTGAGATTACTGGGGTACCTGGACGTAAAGGACTTCGAATTCATAGTGGTAATTACGGTCGTCAGTTTCGTGGCTGTATTGGGCTCGGAACCTTTGGAATAAGTGAAGAAATACCAACAATGGTAATAAACTCAAAGTTGGCAGTAAGTAGCTTAGAAAGAATGATGATGGATAAAGCAAATGAAAAAGTAATAATAAAAATAATAGATAATGAAGAAGCGCCTGATAGAATTACTAGTAGAAAAATTAGTTCCGCAATTAGTCAAATTATTAGTGATCGTGTTAGAAGAGGTCACGAAGTTGGACTTAAATGAAGACGGGAAAATCGGAAAGTAGTATATGGTTCACAGAGAGTATATATGTGGATGTAGATACTGGAGAGATAATAAAAAGAAGCCAGATCAAGAATGGCGAGTATATTAAAATAAAATCAACTAATAAATACAAACAAAATGGTAGACACAAAAGTAAAACAATTACAACCGAATGTAGAGAAAGTAGCCAAAAAAGGCTCTTCTAAGGAGGAACTCATAAAAAGAGTACAAATAAAAGATAGTCCGTTTGAGGTAATAACTCAGGATGGATATAGTTTCGGGGTTATGGGGAATTATAGACTAACAGAAAAGTCAAATGATGCTAAAGACATAGAGAAACAATTAAAGAAAATCACTTGGAATAGAATAATTCAAATAGTGATGATATTAGACGAAGTAAAAAATAAAATCAAAAAACAAGAAGAAGTATGAAAACACAATTAGGCGGAGACAGATTAGGTTCTGGGAATAAGCAAGAAATCTCGTTAAGAAATTATGAGAGAAGTACGCATGATTTGGGTTATATATGGAGATCGTCAATGGCAAGTGGTACATTAGTACCGTTTATGTCTGAGGTAGGATTACCTGGAGATAGTTTCGATATTGATCTAAATTGTGATGTAAAAACGTTACCAACGTTAGGACCATTATTTGGAAGTTATAAAGTACAATTAGACGTATTTGAATGTCCAATAAGGTTATACAATGGAAAATTACATATGAATATGTTAAATATTGGTATGGATATGAGTGAGGTATTATTACCACAAATGGTTATGAATGCATATTACAATACAGATGGAGATGACAATGATCAAATAAATAGTAGTTCAATATATAGTTATTTGAATATAAGGGGACTAGGAAGAACAACAAATAATGCAAATGGGGTTGTAAGAAGATACTTTAATGCAATACCCTATCTAGGATATTGGGATGTTTATAAGAACTATTATGCGAATAAGCAAGAAGAAAGAGGATTTGTAATACATACAGATTTTGGAAATGAATATGTATTAGAAGAAATAAGCGTAAGAGTAGATGGTGTCGTAAGTGCAACAGATTATGATATATATGATACAACAGCGACAGTAGATGCATCAGGTCAAGGAACAGGGTCAGAATTACCAAATGTAACGTTACATGGTTTTGTAGATTGGAAAGATACAAACACACAAGAACCACAAGGAAGTCCAAATATAGAAGATCTAATAATAGATTTTGGAGGAGTAAACAAAAAAGTATCAGAATTATTTACAAATGTAACCTTAACAAGTAATGAAACAGGAGAAACTGTAACATTTGTAGCAGATGGATATATAGGAACATATGGAAGTGTAGTATGGGAATGTACAGATTTAGACGTATCAAACAATCAAGACGCAAATAATATGGAACCAAGATTAGTAGAATTTCCGTTAGATAATATTGATGATATGAGAATGGATATTTTGGAAGCAGTAAGAAATACAACAGCGTTTACTATTGATGGAGATACAGAAGCACCATATGGATTAGGATTAGGAAGACCAGGAACTGATTGGAATAAAGCCTATAAAAAAAGTAGTCAAGAAGGATTGGGAATTAAAACTTACCAGAGTGATTTATTTAATAACTGGATAAGTACAGAATGGATTGATGGAACAAATGGAGTAAATGAAGTAACTGCGGTAAGTACTGCGGGGAATGAGTTTACGATTGATGCGTTAAACTTAGCGAATAAGGTGTATAATATGTTAAATAGAATAGCGATTAGTGGCGGAAGTTATGACGATTGGTTAGATGCAGTATATACGCATGAAAGAAGTAAGAGTGTAGAAAATCCGATATATCATGGAAGTTTGATAAAAGAACTAGCGTTTGAGGAAGTAGTATCAACAACAGATGTATTAGATGTAGATAATGGGACAGATCAGCCTATGGGTACATTAGCTGGACGTGGAAGATTAACAAATAAAAACAAAGGTGGAAGAGTAAAAATCAAAGTAAGTGAGCCAAGTTATATATTAGGAATAGTAAGTATAACACCGAGAATTGATTATAGTCAAGGAAATAAGTGGGATATGAACTTAAAAACAATGAATGATTTACATAAACCAGCGTTAGATGAAATTGGATTTCAAGATTTGGTAACGGATCAAATGGCATGGTTTGATACAGTAGCAGCAGCAAATGGTGATCTAACTTATGGAACAGCTGGAAAACAACCAGCGTGGATAAACTATATGACAAATGTGAATCAGACAAGAGGAAACTTTGCAGTAAAAGGAAATGAGATGTTTATGACATTAAATAGAAGATATGAGCAAGGTACAGGCGGAATTGAAGATTTAACAACGTATGTAGATCCGAGTAAATACAATCAAATATTTGCGCAGAGTAGCTTAGATAGTCAGAATTTCTGGGTACAAATTAGTAATAGAATTACGGCAAGACGTAAGATGTCGGCGAAGGTAATACCGAACTTATAGTGAGTAGTTTAGTTTAGTTTGAGTTAGAGGGGGTGGAAACGCCCCCAATAACAATGTATAATAAAGTTAAAATTAATAAAATGAGTAGAGCGAAATATAAAGCAAAGTACAGAAAAAGTAGTTTAACTAGTGTAGAGATTACAGAAGGAGAACCAATAGAATGGAAAATTGAAAGAGTAGTTAGTAACAAAGAGCCTATTACGGATGGAGCACCGAGTATATTTACAGAACGTAAGGATGGAGTAATAAGTGCTTATAATATCAGGACGGATAGATGGGAAATTGCAACGGACGCAATGGATAAGGTGTCTGGAAGTATCCAAGCCAAGAGAGATGCTAAAGGGAAAGTTAGTAAGTCTAAAGAGGAATCAAAGACAGAGACTAAAAAGGAAACAAAAGTAGTCGATCTAAAAGTGGATAATGTTAGCGAAGCGAAGTCAACAGAAGGCGGGAAAAAAGCTAATTAGTAGTTAGGGGGGATTTATGAGTGTCCCCCTTAATTAGTAACAGGGACGGTACGCATCTGTTCTTATATATCAAGGGAAAATAATCGCTTTAAAAAAGCGCGAAAAAATATAAAATTATGAGTTTAGGATTAGGAATGCTACAAGGTGCATTCAATATGTTTGGAGCTGGACAACAGCACAGAAGACAAAAAGAATTAATGGGTATTCAGTTTGGAAATCAACAGCAGTTGAATAGACAAGGACATGAAATACAAATGGATATGTGGAATAAGACAAATTATGGAGCACAGATAGAACATATGAAAAAAGCGGGATTAAACCCGGCATTAATGTATGGAATGAGTGGTGGCGGTGGAACAACCGCTGGAAGTCAAGGCGGTGGAAGTGCATCTAGTGGAAATGCAGTACAAATGCATCCTATGGATATGGCAAATTTAAGTTTGATAAAAGCACAAAGAGATAATATTGAAGCAGATACAAAAAACAAAGAAGCAGATACAGGATTAAAAGGAACACAAGGAGAAGAACTTACATCAAGAATAAAAGTTAATATAGCTGATGCAGGATTGAAAACGGCAGGTATAAACTTAGCGGAAGGGAACTTAAGAAAAATAAATGCAGAAATAGAAAAGATAAATGTAGACAAAGTATTAGTCGATAGAATTATAGAATTGGATTATGGTGGAGAATATGGTAAAAACTTGTCAGCGAATATAGCAAAAGCATTTGGAGTTGATGGTGAAATTGGATTAGGTGAAGCAGGGAAAATTGCGCTAGCAGTGGGAAGTTTAGCAGTGTTAAGATCACCGGCGGCAATGAGTAAAATAGCGAAACCAGCGGCAGCAAAAGTAGCAAGTGCAAGTGGAAGAATTACAGGATGGTTAATGAAAAAATGGCGACAGGTTACAAGTAAAAAACCAACAGTAAGATATGATTAAATATGTGTTTATACCCGAGGTTGATAAGAAACCGAA